GCGTGCAGGCGGACGCCAACAGTACCAGTTGGTGTGCCACCACCGATGATGTAGCGGACGTTTTGTCCCAACGCTTGAATAAGCACTCGGCATCCAGGACCAGAACCAGCGTGGATGCCGGGCACGTCTTTGGCTGTTGCCAAGCTGGTCATCTGGTAGTATTTACCAACCTGACCAACTTCGATATTTTGAATGTTTGCCATGGGTTCCTCGTATGAAAAGACCGCCCGCCCCCGAAGGGGCGGACGGGTTGGGGTTTATCACCCTATAGCTTAGCTATAGAGCACGCAGGCCAAACGGTCGTCCAGCACAGCGACACCGCAGAGCAAGTCAAAGGTGACTCGCATACCCTGCACGGTCGAATCGTACTGCATCGTGACACGCATCGCCAAACCGTCGAAGCTCGCCACGAACGAACGGGCACCAGTGTCGCCAGGAACGGTAGCGAGAGGTCGGCTGACCAACGCGACTGCATCCTTGTGGAACGCGAGGTTCCAACCACCAGCGGGACCGTAGTAGACCGCATCGCCATCGGTGAGGGCAGCGGACAGAGGGCGATCCAACAGGATTTCGCTCTCGGTCGTGCTGTTCTCGGTGACGGCAATCACCGTGTACGTGTGCGAGGACGCACCCGTACCGAACGTCACGGTCTGACCAAGCTGAGGACCTTTGTTGGCGTCATGTCCGTCAACATTGACCTCTTTCGCGTAGCCACTCGCGTAGTTCGCGGTGTTGTTGACTTCGCCCTTACGATAGACGGTCGCAACTGCCGAAGCAGCAACGGCGTCACGGATACCTTCGGTCAGCGTCAGATCAATGGGATCATTCGCAATCGAGGAAATCCGATAAGGCTTGCCTTCGCCCTCGAACGTGACATAGCAGCCAGCGGTGATGTCCGCAGCAGCCGCAATGGCAGTCTCGATGACGGTCGAACCAGCCGCTTCAGCCGCATCCACGGTGCCGGTCGTAACCTGGGCATCGTCAACATTGCTGTAAGGCATGTTCTGGTCCATGAAGGCGTCCATACCGTAAACGCGACCGAGGCTGGCTTCACGCAGGGCAGTGCCCGCATCGCCACGCTTCTCAGTCGAAACAAACAACTCGGCACCCAACGTAGCCTTTTGGGCACGGGGACCGAGAACGAGGACGCGACCCATCTTCGGGCAACGGGCGATGTCCAACGCAGTGTTGGCATCAAGAACCATGTCCGGGGCATTGGTCTTGGTCATCTCATTGAGGCGACCTTCCTCGCTGGTGCCATTCAGACGGCACACCTGACCGGCCAGAACCTGATCGACCTTTTCGGCCAATTCACGAGCGGCAGGCTCAAGATAACGCTCAACCAGATTCGGCAGAGCCTTGCTCATTTCGCCATCTTTGATGACAAAAGTAACATGGAAGTGCTGATCCAGAGGAACAGGAATGTTCGGGGACTGGGCATCTTGCTCAGTTACCGAATCGGCATCCGTCTTACGCTTACCGCTGAAGTCAGCAGGGCGGGACGTGTTTACAACATCGCCGTAGTCGGCGACCATGTCGCTGAAGTCACGATTGACGAGAGCACCCATGACCAGATTGGACATGAGGGTACGCAACGCCTCGCGTGCCCATACCTCTGGAATCAACGCATCATTGTCGTTGGCCCAGTGGAGCACTTCAGGCTTTTGGAACAAGTCGTTCATCTTGGTATATTCTCCATTGATGAATGAAAGTGGATAGTAAAAACAGTTTACCCGCTTAGCCATACGGTACGGCGTTGATTCCCGGTTGTCCTCCCGGTGAGGTCAGGTCGCTCTCGCACAGCTACCTTGATAGTCCTAGTTTCTTCCGACCCTCTGGCGTCTTCGCCAGTTCCATGTAATCTGAGGTCGAAATCTTGGCGTGATCTATCGCACCGGCTGCTGAGACTTGTCCGGGGGCAGTGCCCGCACCGATTCCTGCCGCGACATTGGTCTTGAACAAATTGCCGAACTCGATCACGTTGTCTTTCATCTTTTCAACTGCTTCCTCTGGAGTAAGGTTCGAGACGTGCTTCTGCCCATTCTCGTCAACCGAAGTCCACTCTACACGAGGAACCAATTTTCCAGTGACATTTCCCTCGGCATCCACTTCCTCGATCATCTTGCTTTGCGGTGCGAGATGGGCGATGAAATGCGTTGGGTTGTAAGCGTCGTGCTTGATGGCTGCATCCGTGACAGCACGCTCAATCGTGCTTGACTCATACAGAGTCTTGTACTTGTTGGCAGCTTCGTTAGCTTTGCCCAAGTCTGCTTCATATTGTGCCTGAGCCTTTTTCTTCTCAGACTCAAGTCGTTGTTCTTTGGTGAGCATCTCGTTTCGCACTGCTTCCAGTTGCGTTTCGAGGCTGGCTCGTTGATCGTTGGTGAGGTTCTGCTGAGCCAGAAGAGTCTCGTAGGACTTCTCCATAGTCTCGAACTTGACCTTGAGCGTCTTGTTGCGTTCTGCAACGAACTTGTTGACTTCATCTTGTGTGAAGGTCTTGCCAGCGTTAGCTTCGGCTGCCTTGACGGCTGCTGCTTCGGCTGCTGACGCTGCGTCGGCTGCTGCACCTGCACCCTCGTCGCCACCTTCGCCTTCGTTATCCCAACACAACAGTTCTGCACGCAAAAACAATTCGTTCATTTTCATCTCCGTTTTCCCGCTCTTTCAGAGCGTAACCCGCCATTTGAAAGCCGTGGCAGTAGTCGGCTATTATGATACCCGTTTGACATCAAACAGGTTTCTCTCCCTGAAAAATGGTCGAATCAAATTGAAGGCTTGCGGAGAAGGAATCAAGTGAGCCAGATGCTCCTGGTTGTTCCCGTCTCTTTGGTATGAAGTCTTCACGCCACCATACGACGAAGTGGTGACGGATAAGTTCTCAAGGTCTGCCTCTGGATCGCGTCCAGAGAGCAGTGCCTTTGCGATCAAGTAGGTCGCATTTTCAATTTCGGTCGGCACCGTCGAGTCAGCGTCTCGCGGAAACTCCAGAGGCTGGGCTTCCTCGGCTGCTTGAATCAGTGCTCGATTGGTCGCGGTCGTCCAGTCGGTGTCATCGTCGCTCGCTTCCACGAGTGTGTAGACGGTTGCCTTCTGGCCGATGTAGTCAAACTGGTCGATCAGTTCAGTTGCCTGAACAAGTGCCTTCAACCTGTCATCAGGTGAAGAACGATCCCAGTCGTATGCGTGAAGTCGTGCCGCAAAGAAAGCATTGCCGCCAGATACTGAGCCATAATTACTCATCGTCTTGTGACTCCTCTTTCTCTTCCTCGGCGGACGATTCGTCAGGGTCGATGTCTGGTACTCCACGAGCACCAGCACCTTGAGCGATTGCAGCTTGTCCGCTACCGCCCGCTACCTCAGTCTGAGCCAGGAGCGTGATCGCTGCTCTCTCAGCCTTGTCTTCCTTGGCCTGCTTGACTTCCTTCTCGCCGTCGAATCCAAGAGCGTTGCTCGCGGTCTCGTCGGATACCAAACCAGACGAGTGAGCCTGGATGATGTCCTGTACGGCAGAGGTAGTGTAGCCAGCACGGTCGATCTCGACCAGGATGGAGCGAATGGTTTCGCTGTCTTCTGATCCGCCGAGCATGGTCTTGACGATCTTCTTGGCAAGTGACTTGCGTGCCTTCTTGCTTGGCAGACGATCCATGAGGGCAGCCATTTGCTTGGCTTCCTCGATCCGCTCGATGTCCTGCTTGAGGATGTAGCGTTCCGGGTAGTTGACGACGGCTGGCTTTTCATTGCCCTCGTACATCGACCAGTATTTTGCAATCAATTGTTCAGTGTGCTCAAGAATGAGACCGATGTAACTCAGTCCCGCTTCAAGACCCTGACTGGACAACTTTTTCGCTTCGGCTGACTCAGTTCTCGAACCAGCCTTATTAGAGACTGCCAAATTGACGAGTTTGCGAATATCATCTTCGAGTTTCTCCTGTAGCTTCATCGAAGCCATGAGAGGATCGGTCGGTGGAGCGATGTAGCCAGGACGCTCGGAGTCCATGTCGTAGTAACGACCCTTGCCGCCGATCTGCTCCTCTTTGTCCTTCGCTCGTTGCCCACCAGCTTCAGGCGTGTTGCCTTGGCCGGGTTGCTTGAGGTGAGCACCAGTTGATCGGAGGTCTCGTTGAATCGTGAGGAACGGGCTGCTTGATTGAAGCTGCCAGTTCACGTCGCCGCTCACCAAGTTTAGCAACGCATGTTGGTACGTGCAGATGTCCGCCATCAGCGAGTCGCCGAGATCGGGCATGATAAACGGGACGATGTCGATTTCCAAACGAATGACGCCATCTTCGTCCGCTCCTGGGACCATGATGACTTCTCGTTCATCCTTGTCCTCCACGTCTGTGAAGAACTGGACGTTGACCTTTCCGCCTCGCATCTCGTCCTTCCAGACAAGACGCAGACGGGTCTCTCGTCCCTCTGGCAGTTTGATGCCAGCGAACTCTGTGTTGTAACTGACAACGTGGTCTCGCAGCAACACTGCTGAATAGGTGCCTGGATTCTCTTTGTGATCCAGCGTCCAGGACAAGATGTCCTCGATGCGGTAGCAGTATAGGTACGGTGCCAAGTCGGGTCGGTTACGCCGCTGGGCTATGGTGGTTGGCATCGCACCGGGTGCATCAACATAGACGCCTGCTCGGCCCATGATCAACAATTCAGTAAGCAGTTCGACTCCGATGAACGTGTTCATCGAAGCACCTTCTCGATCTACTCCAGCCGACTCGCCATTGACCGCTCGGTCATACGACGGCGAACCATCAGAACGCAGCACGTCTTCCAATCGTTGGAAGATGCTGTTACGGATGTCTAAGATCGCCGCTTTAGCGAACGTGGGGATCGGCGTGCAAAACTTTCTGAGAGCATAGTCAGAAGAGTCCTCACGAGTGGACCACCTTTTCAGGTACATCTCTCGGTAGGTCTTTCCGCCCCGGAAAGTCTCACGCCACTCCGTCCACTCCGTAGCATCGAACAAGAAGTCCGGGTGCCGGATCGCAGCAGAGACGAGTGAGGTTGTTGCTGCCATTGATTACTCGCAGTCTTCGCAGACTTCGCTACGTTTGTGACGGGGGAATTTTTCGAGCGGAAGACGCTTCAGACAAGCCGCACAAGTGCGATTATGCTCGTCGTCTTGCTTACGAATGGCTCGAACCAAAGTAGCCAGTTCGTTCTTCGTTCGCTCCCGCTTTTTCTTCGGTGCGGGTGCTGGTACAGGTTCCGGTGTGGGTTCCTCTTCCTTGGCTTCCTCTTTGCCTTCCTCGACGGCGTCCAGGACTTCGTCCTCGACCGCTTCCTTGTCAAGGACAACTTCGGCTTCGTTCTTGAACTCCACCTTCGGTGGTTCTACATGCCATTGTTTGTCTTTAGAAGTCACGTACACTTTCTCCTGCTGTTATGTTTCGCCCCGTCTGGCGACTGTATGCCATCATGTGAGCTACTTCGGTGAGATTGAGTGCATGGGCTTGGTGATCCGCTCCGAGCGAAACGTACACCGCTTTTGGCTTGCCCATGTCGTCGAGTTCGTATGTTCGCACAAGGTTCTGAACGTGTTCTCGGAAAACACCGGAGATGTTTTGAGGTAGAAGTGTCCGTTGCTTGTGCAGGCGTCCGAGAGCCATGTCCAGGAACGCTGTGCGATCCACAGTCAGGATGGATACCCTCTCATCATCGTGTGCTTCCTTGATCTCGTGTCCAGTCGTACCCTTGCGGTATTGGACGACGCTCGCGTGTCCGTAGAAGCGTCTACAAAAAGCCTTGGCCAGAATAGTTTCAGGCTGGAAATCTATCGCAGTGTATTGAACTTGCCATTCCGCCATCAGTCTATCTAAGACTGAGAAATCGCTACCCGGAAGACGACCGCTCCAGAGCACTTTACATGTGCTGCGAAGGTGTGGCTCGAATCCGGGGTCGCCATCCAAGTACAGGTACTCGGCGACGACGACATCGAGAAAGGTCCCAACGTCAACGCCCATGACGATCTGTCTGTTGCCCACGTCTGGCCGAGGGTCTTCTATTCTATGATCTCGAAGGCAAGCGTCGATCACCGGGTCGGTGACACGAGCACCTTCGAGTAAGTGCGGTTCGCCCAACTTCTGATTGACGAACTCGACCTGTGCGGCGTCGTCCGACTGACCCTTGAAGTAGGCTACTACCAACTCGCCGGGCGAGATAGCAGGACCGTACATTTGATTCAAATGGAAACTTCGATGACCGTGTGCAGGAGAAGTTGCTTCCCAGTATGCTTTAGCGAGCCACTCCGATTTGTTATCATGGGGGAGTTTGCCGCCACATTCAGGACACTTGAAGAAACTTCGGTAGCAGTCTTGATCAGTGGCGTGTTCACCACAAATCTCGATGCAGCCTTTGATGCCCTTCTTTTCATCCGGCCAAAGTAATTCAATCTTTTTGCCGCAGCATGGGCAAGGGAATCGGTAGCGTTCTTGTGTACCGAGTTGGTACTGCTTGTTGATTCCGTAGTTGGGGAGTGTCGGTGTGCTCAGTCCAAAGAAGTGCTTGTTCTCGTGAGCCGAGAGGCGTTCCAACACTAGGCTCATAGCCTTCGGGTTGCACCTGTCGTACTCGTCAACGATGGCTACGCCAACCGGCACCGACACCAAGCCAGATTCAGCAACTGATCCACGGATAAAAATGTGGGCGTGGTCGCCAGTTGTTTTCAATCCGACGTTGTTCGATCCGATGAACATGTTTCTCAGTGCTGGACTGAGAGCGACCATCTGGTCGAGTCGTGCTTTAGCGAAGTCGCCTGCAAGGTTCTGCGTTGGCAGAACGTACAGTACGTCAACTTTCTTTTGGTCTACAAAGTAGAGAGCCTTGATAAGACCCGCTACACTGAAACCCATCTGGGCGGCTTTCTGAACAGAGACAAAAGGGTCGCGTGCGTTCAGTATCTCTCGCTGCCAGGGGAACTTATCGAACGACAGTTTCCCGGCATAAGGTGGTGGTGTGTAAATTCGGTGCTCAGCCCATCTGGCACACGTATTGAGCGTGTTGTTGACCAGACCTTCGGCGAGTTGTTTTCGCACGGAGGCTAGCATGTCGCTCATAGGTTCAATGCACCAAAAAGGATTTCGACTGTGACCAAATAGTCATTGTTGGGTTGTCGCAGTGCCGAAGCAATTACGTGCAGCCCATTGTTGCTATTGCGTGCGACGATACGACCGGGGTCAGCCATGGGCATGATAGGGACGCTGACCACGTATGCTTTCTTCAGCACCTGGAAGTCATTGAAGAACTGCTCAAATGCCGGTTGGGCATACTTGGTGTAAATCGTTTGGCGGGAGGCTTGTACGTCGGCTGCCGGGACCGTGAACTCTACCTTCAGATGGTTGTTCATGCTCATGCGAATGATCGCATCATCAATACTGAAATCCACATGCTCGGAGTTGACATACTCTTTGTCCTGCTTACCAAAGAAGCGGACGCCAGTCGCGTTTGTCAAGCGAGCATGGGCAAAGTCGGCTATTTCTTGAACTGTAAGGGGCATTAGTATTTGTATCCGAGTTGGGACAGGATTGGTCCGTAGTAGTTTTGCACCATCTTGATGCACTCTTCATTGTAGAGCACTCGATAGTGTTGGTGTGCTCTGTGTCTCGACATGCCTTCGTGTGTGAGTTTCAACTCAGGCAGTTCCAATTGCTCGAACGCTTGTGTCATCATTGGCACCAGCCGCTCGAAGCGAATCATGTGTGTTGTGTAAGGCAGCCCGTAGAACATGCCTTCGTGCGGACCTTCGTAGTCTTTTGGTCCCTCAAGGGTCTGTCGAAGCCACTGCTCGAAACTGACAGGCTTGATCCGCCAGTACCAGGAAGCCATGGTATCGTATGGATTCCTGACAACTGAGATCACTGCTCGACATTCCTTGATGGTGTCCAAGCACATGAAGTGTTGTGGCTTCACGACCTTCGCACTGTTGGCAAGCAGGAATCTCTTCAGTGATCGTGAACCAGTGTTTGGATGGCAAATGAAGCCTACTCCGTCAAGCACATACATCTATTTCACCATGTAAGCTGGAACCCAGTCGCCTCTCCATATCATTCGAGGCCCACCTCGACCTTGTGTGAGGTAAGGCAACATGATTCCAGGAGACCAGAACCGTGGATACTTTGTGATTCGTATTTGTCGTGCGTGTCCTCGTCCCTTGACGAAGATTCCGGCTTCCGCTGGTGCCGACATTGCTGCGACTACGATGATTGCAGCGAGGACCTTGAACATGTTTGGTCCTCCTTTCTTTGTGGCTTACGCCTTAGAGTAAATGACCGCCTGTCTCCGCGAGGATTGGGTTTCCAAAACTCGGTCAGCGAGCAGAATCGAACTGCGTGTTTTGTGAGCACCGGAATTGAACCGGACCTTGCGGCGAGACGCGATGTTTCACGCTGCATCCACCTAAGTGGTCTCTACTCTAAGATAAGACTGTCCAATTCAATGCTGTCCAGATCGTCGCGGCGTTGGCTGAAGTAACCACTAAAGCCAGAACATCTGACACGTCTGCTTGATCGACTCCGAGAGTCACAGTCGGGTCGGGGGTGTTCCCACCAATAGTGCTTCTGCCTGTTCCTACATTTGAAAGCAAGACTTTGCCGCCTGTGACCGTATTATCACCGGTAATACCTTCAGCAACATCGACCGATTCGTGCATGGTGGTGTTCCATGTCAGTGCTGTTCCTGCGACAGTTGGATTCAAAATCAACTGTGTGAGCAGTATGTCGTTGGTCGCTGTGCCTACTACTGAGAAGTCCAGGATGCCTACCACGTCGTCTAAGTGAGCGGAGTTCAGTCTCAACAGGATGATAGCGTTTATGTCGCCGGTTGCGACTGAGACGCCAGTCCTTTCATGTGATTCAAGGTCGCCAGTTGGGTCTGCTCCGCCCTCTGTTAGGACCGTGCTGCAAATGTGGTCCAGTGTCGTTACTGCTCCGGTTCCGTCGTTGCTGATGCTGTAAGTCAGCGGCAGGTTAGGCGTGGACATATAAACCACGGTCTCATTGTTGGCATGGTTCGCATAATGCACATAGTGTACCAAACCGTCGATAACTACGCCAAAACGAACTCGTCCAACACCAAGCCACTCATAGTCAAACGTGAAGATTTGCGTCTTGGTCCAATCCAGAGTGATGCCGGAAGGACCAGTACCATCCATCTTATCCACGTTCCAACTGGATTGTGCTACGGCTGTGTCAACTGCACTGCCGGTTGCGTATGATCGAACGACTACTGAGGCAACATCATCGAACTCAAAAAATACTCCATTCTGGGCATTGAACATGCCAATCCGCTTGGTGACGTTTGCCACCAAACCAC